CGAGGAGTTATGGAAGTCTCGTAATTTAAGTGAACTCGAATTGTTCGAGGGTCTTGAAGAGCCTGAGATTAAGCCAATTAAACTCGTAGAAGAAAAACAAGAGAAGAAGGCTTCTGTATTATTCACTTGTAATCGCGAGAAACGTGTTGATAAGATATTGTCTGGTCATACTGAACTCGAGATAACTAAATCTGGTTATCTTAGATCTCCAGAAGAGGTATGCGGAATTATTAGGAAAAAGATCGAGAGCAGAAAGAAGAAAAAGGCCGATCTTAGAAGAGAGCGTGAAAATAGATCCAAAGAGAGGGGTCTTATGCGCAGAAATCCTTCTTATGTTACCAATAAAACGCCAGAACCAACTTCTACTTCCGAGTGGAAGAAGGAGGTTGCTCGAGTCAAACAACTCGAAGAAACCAAAGCATGCGCGCCGGAATACACTAAAAAACAAAAACAAGATTTTAAGAAAATGAAGGCGCGAATGAAACTTGCTAAAAAGGAACGTAAGATTGAAAGAAAGCGAAATAGAATAAAGACAGAGTCGTATCATGAATATTACATTCCTAACGACGATATGCGTCAAATTGAACAATTAGCTCATCATCTTCCTTCGGATTTTGATGATTTTCCGAAAATGGTTGGAAGAATTTTTCAGAACAATCGTGATCTGATACGCGCTGCCCTTTATATTCATCAGATGGCGGCTTCTACCTCTTGTAGCATGGATTTATCTATAACAGCGGCTTTTGTAATGGATTTTGCAGAAATGGATATGGCCATCGCTTTTAGCAGCGGTGCGGTCATTTACAATTTTTTTAAGCATAGACATGCCAAAAAAGACATTACCACTGAAGCTCTTTCTGATATTGTTAAAAGTGCTGCTGACATGGGATCTATTATATTAGAGTCAAGCTTTGTAGGTGCCATTCGACATATAATTCTAGTGGCAGTAGGTTGGAAATTTTTTGATAAAGACATGACTGCTTCTATACATCAACATTTTGGTAAATTGGAGAAAAAGTTAACTTTTTCCGAAGCTATTATTTCTATACTCAATTCAATTTATACTCTTCTTAAAATGTGTGAAGGTATATGGGCAGGAATTCCGTTGACCACAATATTTCTCAGTGCTGATCCCATTCGTGAAGCATTGAAAAAAGCCCAATATATATTGAAATTTGAGAATTCTCTTTATTACGGATTACCAGACAAGGATAGGATGTGCGCTAGAGCATACATGAGTGAAAGTGAGCCTTTGCTTGCTATCCTTGAGGATGCTCTTACTAAGAAAAATCCTTTTAGTTCTGAGTATCCTATTATTAACGACGTAGTTTCAAAATTGCAAATTAGTCGTAATAATGTTAGAGGAATTCTTCAACGAGGAGCACGTAATCCTCCTATTGGCGTTGTCATACATGGTCCTCCCGGGATTGGAAAATCGAGCGTTGTTAATTATGTTTATCAGTTGCATTCAAAGATAAAAGGTAGGGTTTTTGAACCCACACATGTCTTTGAAAGAGTTACCACGTCACAATATTGGGATGGTTATGATCCATTTTCGACACCTTATATTCATTATTCAGAGGTAGGATGTAAGGCGAACAACATAGTTAAGCAAAAGGGAGATGATGTCGTGATAGAGTTAACTTCTGTTTGTGACTCATTACCTTATTCTTGTGATATGTCAGACGTTAAGGATAAGGGCAAAGTTTATTGTTGTCCAGAGTTGGTTGTTATAGATACGAACAACCCCGAGATGAACATACCTCAGACTGTTAACAATCCAGCTGCATATAGACGTCGATTTATTTATATAGAACCTATTGTTAAAGATGAGTTCAAACTTCATGGAACACAGTGCTTGGATCCTTCAATTCCTAGTGACAATTATTATGATAAGTGGACATTTAGGGTTGTTACCCAAGTTCCCTCAAACACAATTGATAGCATAAAGCAATTTCATCTTAAAGGTAAGTGCGAAGATGATATCAACGCGTTAGAGACAGTATTAACCAATATGTTTACTGAGAAAATATCTCAGGGCGAAATCGACAGATTTAATAAAGAAAAGAATATTTTTGAGCCATGTACGGAAGCTGGAATGCACGACTATTCGTTTGTTTATGATCAACTTCTTAAACATAGTTGCTTTAGATATCTTCGAGTTGTGTCGAGGGTTTCCTGTGATGTTGTATTTTCACTTATTTCGGTTTTTATAAGCTGGTGGCATGCTTGTCTATTAGAGGGTTTTGTTTTTGCCAATTATTTTTCATATAATAAGTTGTGTACATTTGCTTTTATCATCTTGATGTTCTTTTATTGCATGGGTTTAATAATTCCCATGTTGATAATTTTCCTTTATGGATTGGTTAGTATTGATTTTTATCGACTAACCGTTGATAAGGCAAAAGGAAAGTTAAAAGATGAATACAGTAAAGTTAAAAAGAAGATGAGTGATATGGGTTCGAGGTTTTATTCTCTAATTCGATATGCTCTTGGAGGTGATTTGAGCTTTGATTCCCCATTTGTTGTTCTTTTGTCTGTTATAACAACAGCTACCGCTATCATCTATTTTTCATATAAACACACTAAAAAATTCTCGACTGAATCCTCAAATTTTATGGAAGAAGGGGAACTTCAGAGTGAACTTATGGACTTAGAGGATCATTACAATTGCGGAAATTCTTATGAGCGTATAAACATTAAAGGATCAAAGATTTGGAATACTCGACAAATAGTCCCGTCATTGCATAAGGCAGGACTGTCCGAATTGCACGCTTCAGTCATGCGCAATGCGCGTTTCTGTCATGTTATAACCAGTGAGTGTACCTTAAAAACATATTGCCTGGGGGTTAGCCGCAATTACGCGTTAATCAATAGACATGCTCTTGGCAAAATGGATAAACAAGTTGTGTTAAAGATTTGCGTGAAGGGCAATATGATAAATGATAGCGCCGTTATCAGTATCTCCTTGAGAAAGGAAGATTTGGTGCATGTGTGCGAGGATGTAGTCCTCATAGACTGCAATTCTATCAATTTTAAGGATATTATTACCCATTTTCCTATTGATGATGCTGATTTTAAAAATGCTCAGGGTAAAATTGGCAGGGATGATGTCACGGTCAGTAGATATTCCAATTCAATGTCTGCAGAAGATAAGCTGGCAGGAACAGTTTGCTTTGGCCCGGTGGTTAAATACGTGTGGAACGCGCATACAAACGGAATGTGCGGATTGCCCGTTGTTGCGAAGCGCGATTCAGGAAGTTGTATTGTTGGTTTGCATTGTGCCGGTTCACATAGCAATGGTAATGCATTTGCAGCTATTGTTTTGCGAGCTCAGATTTTATCAGCGATTGAATCTATTGAAAGTATTACCCTCGCTCCAATTTATTCTCAATCAGATGTTTTATATGGGAGTTCCCCACATTTCAAGAGTCCAGTTAGGTATGAAGATTTGGGGGTCATGACTTATTATGGTTGTGTTAGAACTCCAAATATGAACCAAAGTAGCAAATTGACTAAAAGCATATTTTGCGATAGTTTACAAGATTTCTTTTTTCAAGAATTGAGTCATGTTAGGAGGATAATTTATAAGAAACCTCTTATGAAGCCTGTTGGGGCAGGTTCGAAGTTTCGCAGTCCATATAATTATGCGATTAGGAAGATGAACATTAGTAAGAAATGCCTAGATAGGAATTTGATCTATAAAGCCGTTGACATTGTTCATGATCAGATATACAAGAATCTTCAAGCTAAAGGGTTGCCCAAATTACAGCCCTTAACTTTTAACACGGCTGTTAATGGTGTCGATTATGATCCATATACACGGAGAATTGATATGAACAAGGCCGCAGGCTTTGGTACGCCTGGCAAGAAAAGCGATTACTGCACTCGTTTCGAGAAACATGATATATATGACATATATGATGAGGTCAATGGTGACATTCAGAAAGAAGTCATTAAAATCATTAGATGCTATCAGCGTGGGGACAATTATGGCCCCGTTTTCAAAGCACAATTGAAGGATGAACCGAGAGATGCAGATAAGGTTGCAATGGGTAAAACTCGAATTTTCTTTGCAACTCCTTTTGCTTTTCTTATTGTTCAACGCATGTTTTTAGCTCCTTTTTATACATTGATGATTGAACATTGCGAAGCTTTTTACACTGCTATAGGTATTGACATGCACCGTGAGGCTCATTTATTGTACGACAGAATGAGTAAATTCTCTAAAAATATACTTGAGGGGGATTACGGAGGTTATGATCAATCCATGCCCTTTGAAATAGGGCGTGGAGCCAACACAGTTGTGATTAAATTACTTGAGAACTTGGGTTATAATGAAGATCAATTACAAGTGGTAGCGGGTATTCTATCAGATTTATTATTTCCACATATCGAGATGATTGGAGAGATGCTCACTGTTCCTGGATTGCAGCCTTCCGGTAAATATGCAACTGCAGAAGATAATTCGATTAGAAATCTTCTTATTATGGTTTACATTTGGCTTTCTATTCCTGAGACAGAGGGATCAGATTTCTTTAAGGAGGTTCTGCCAGTCACTTATGGGGATGATGTTCTTGCCGCTGTGTCTGAGGGTTTTGCAGACACTTTCAATGCAATAACGTTTTCTAGATTATGTGAGGAATTGACCGATTTAACTTTTACCACATCTGATAAGGGTGAAGTATCAACTCCTTTTTTGAGTCCAAGTGATATGTCTTTTCTTAAGAGAAACTTTCGTTATCATAATACTCTTAAAAGAATTGTTGCACCTTTACAATTAGATTCTATCTACAAAACTCTTGAATGGTTTGATCCTTCCCCCAATATAAATGAGAGTATGCAGTATGAAAGTATTTGCAACTCGTCCCTAAGAGAATTATATTTTCATTTTGACCAATTTACATTTCAGAAATGTAGGAGTTATATGTTAGAAATTCTCCAACAAAATTTTCCGGAGTGCGTATTTGAATTGGTCAACTACGATTCTTTAACAGAATCATTATGCTCCACAGCGATAGTTGTACAGGAGGGAAGACAACGCGACCATGAATTAGTCAACACTGAGTCAGAGTGTTTCGATGAAAAGGATTGGTTTGATAATTATGACATTTGGAATATGGCACTCGATCATGCCATGTTCGTCATTCAATGGTCGGCTAAGGTTAATTATATAGATACAAAATTAAGTGAATTTAAAAAAGAACTGTCTAATGAGTTGGAGATACTTGATAAGCTAGTAGACCCCATGCCAGGGATGAGTAAAAGGCAAGTATATCAAACTCTTTTGTACAGTAATGATCCATTGTTTCGAAAGCAATGTGATGAATATTATGAACATTTGTGTAAGGTACGCGCACTCCAAGCTACCATAGACAGGTTGTGGGCTTGGTTGATGCGGGAACGACAACAATTTTCAATTGTTACGGAATCCGACATAGTGGCTGAGATGACCACAGGAGAAGAGAAAAATCAGGATCACAGAGAAAATGTCGTTGACGTTGCTGGATCAGGAACTGATATGATTGGTGATTCTATCCCTTCTTCAATAAATGTTGGACAAATTAACGATTTGGATATGTCCGATTTTTTACGAAGACCCCTAGCTGTGACCTCTTTTGAGGTTGCGGTAGGATCAAATGTTTCTTATAATGTGGACATTTGGAATTACTTTTTGTCCCATCCCTCAGTAAGAGCCAAATTGAGAAATTATGCCTATTTGAGAGGGAAGATGCATATTCGAGTGGCTATATCTGGAACACCTTTTCATTATGGTAAGGTTTTGGTTTCATATCAACCATTAGCCGCATATAATAAGAATTTGCCTATGGTGGATGCTCAGCTATCCACAGATCGAATACTAGCACTAACTTATTTAAGCCAGTCTAGATATGCCCGTGTCATGGATATAAAGGATAATCAACCATTGGAAATGGAGCTACCTTTTATAAGTCCACAACCAGTTTTAAGGTTGTTTAACAAGTCCCCTCTTATATTGGGAGAGAGTACTCCTTATAATGACGCTTATGGCTTTGGTAAATTGTATATACAATCTATCAATAATGTCCAGTGCGCTAGTTCAACACCTTCGACCATCTCCGTGTTTGTATATGCATACATGAGTGATGTTCAGCTTGGTGCGCCAACTGGTACTGTTATTACAATAGGCACGGAGTCAGAAATGGATGAGCGCAAACGCGGCCCTGTTGAAAAGGTTGCAACACGAGCCAGTGAAATAGCTTACCAATTGACTTCCGTTCCTGTGATAGCTCCTTTTGCTAGAGCTAGTGCAATGGCGCTTGAAGGTGTTGGAGCACTATCGTCTCTTTTTGGTTTCTCTGTGCCCACAATGGAGAATGAACCAATACGTACGAAACCTCAACCATACCAAAACGGTAGTCACGTTATTGGATACGATACTGGCAAACGTATAACGCTTGACCCTAAACAAGAGTTGAGTATAGATCCTCGTGTTGTTCAAATAGACGAGGACGATATGTCCTTGTCCGCTATTTGTTCGCGGGAATCTCTTTTGGACACATTTACTTGGTCCAATGGCGATTTGCCACTTGCAGATTCAATTTGGATGGCACCGATAAATCCAGGAGTAGTCAAACGCGTGCAAAAATCCCCTGGTGGTTTATATTATGTTGCGCCCACTGCTTTAGCTTTCGCTGCCACTCCTTTTGATGTTTGGCGCGGTGATATACAAATTAGATTAGAAATTGTTTGCAGTAAATATCACAGAGGAAAGCTAGCCATCTATTTTGAGCCCAATGTGTCTCAAAATATAGTAATTGACACTATTTTGGACATGAACAAGCAATATGTTCACATAATTGATATACAAGACACTCAGGATGTCACGTTTAACATAAAGTGGGCTTTCCCAAGAGCTTGGGCTAAGGTACTAAACTCTTATTCATTGGGAGATCTTGGGAATGTTGGTTTTTTAGGAACAGATTTGTTTGATTATGCTAATGGATACATTGCAATTACTCCTTTCACGAAGTTACAATCTCCAGATAGTTCTGATATTTCTGTTAATGTATATATTTCCTCCGATGATATGCAGTTTAATCAGTTGATCCCTACTAATATGCCCACATCTAGGCCAGTAACTGAATCAGGAATTTTAAGTCCTATTGAAATGACCCGTATTGACTTGAACACATCTAGTGCAAATATTGATCATATATCAGAAGAACATTATGGTGAAGTTCCTGTTTCATTTAGGTCATTGTTGAAACGATTTTGTGCAGTTGAGCCAGCTACAGTTTCTCCTCCAATCTTTGGTACTGGTCAAAAGATTTTAATACTTTCTGGGACTAAAATTATTCCCGATCCTAGTCCGAAATATGATGGATTGAGTTCAGGCTATCCCAGCCTTTTTGGATACCTTAGATATGCTTACATAGGCTTAAGGGGTGGAGTGAGACATCGCTTGTTTACTGCTGGAAATATACAAACATCTTCATTAAATCCTTCTATAGCTAGGATTGTTCCACCCAGTGGTACATATGTTCCGAAATCTACTATTCTGAATACATCTGTTGGAAATAGATTAATGATGGGTATGGAAGGTAGTGTCACTTTCATTCCTGAGACGAATGGAGGAATAGAATTTGAAGCACCTTTCTATACCAATAACCTTTTTGGCATTTCTTTTTCAGATGACCCTTTTCCTAACACTAGTATTGTTGAGTCTAAAGTGACTCGAAATTTTGAATACAGTGTTTCTTTTTCTTCAGCCACAGTTGGGGAAGTTGTCTGGGTTGGAGATAATGTTGCCGCAGGCGACGATTTTTCATTTATGGGCTTTCAAGGAAGTCCTTTCTATGAATATTCTTCATAGATTATTTTTATTTTATTCTTTTATTTATTTTAATTTATTTATTTTATTTTTATTTTATTA